GAAGAACTCGGGGTCTCCTTGGTTTGATGAGGTGATTGGTCTCATTTCTACGGACTCGTTCCGTGGACACCATTACTTCGTCACAGATCGGGAGGGTGCACCCCTTCCTGTGAAGGATGTTGATCGTCGAAATTGCAGATACTTGCACCTCCGGTCTACTTTCCCCAAGCCCATGATTCGATGCGGGTATCTGAACCAAAATATAATAATGGGTGTATGTTTGAAGAATCAGGGAAGTGACTATGTCACACCAGTCTCCTTGGCACGTGACTTCAATGTTATGTGTCAATTGGTCCCCTGGGCCAAGAGCTGTCTCCCTTTAATGCTCAAACGTTTTGATGAGATCAATAGAGGATTCCAAGGAAGGTTTTATCCCAATTGGTTCTTACCTGCCCACCTGGGCGGTTATGGAATTGATATAGGCCTTGCTCCTCTTGACATGAAGATAACCCGTGATCAACGCTTTATGGCTGCTTGTTTTGTAAACGACAAGTCCCTAGCCCTCTATAGGCTTGAAGGTATTAAACTTCTCACAGGTCGTTACATCGAGTCACTCGTGGACTTCAAGATGTATCCCGGTTGTCTTAATCATGTTTACTCTGAGATGGAGTCAAAGGCTCGAGAGGAGGGTGATGTCTGGATGCAGCGCATAGCGTACATTTCTAGACTCGCCCAAGGATCCTCGCCAATGGCCGAGGACGCTTTGTCGTTAAATAAGCGTCTCCTCTACCTCAAAAAGAGATCAGAATTTGGTCGCCTGAGTCCCATGACTCGAGAGGGTTTGATCAAGTATTGGACTGTCAATTGGATTGCAGATTTTCGCATCCCTTGTCCCGATCTCCATGATCTCTCATTAAAGATTTCACATAAGATGAAACAATTCGACTTCTCTAACCTTAACTGTACTTTCGAGACCCAACAGGTGGTTCTAAACAACTATCTCTCGGAAGGTCCTGACTTTATAAAAAACAATAAGTCCCTTATCAGGAGAGTTAAGGATTCCCGTTTCCGAACCAAGATGGAACGGTACAAGATCATTCCCCATAATCAGGTTAAAGACATTGTAGAAAATTATGATGCTCTCGTGGAAATCTTCCGCGGGCCTGAGGATGTTGATCGTTACATCGCCACTAGGAGAGTGCCTTGCTCTGAATACGAGTTCTTCCGTGAGACTATGGAGTTTCTGGAGGATGGCATGCTTTCGCAGTTATTGGCTCGCCCTGCGATCCTTGGTGACGGAGAAGAGAATTAATAATATTTACGACCGAAACGTCGAAAAACTATGGGGTTGGGAAAAGTGAGTCTATGGACTCTGGGGTCAAAACGGTGGACTGAGTCCTTAATATTTCCGTGCTAGAAACAACGCCGAGAGACTGCACAGCCCC